ATGGCTTCAATCCTGCCAGTCGGCAGTCGCTGGCGTGCCCAGGTCCGCAAGCGAGGGCAGAGTATAGCAAAAACGTTCAAGACGAAAGGTGCTGCCGAGGCCTGGGCACGGGCCAAGGAAGTCGAGATCGACAACGGCCAGAATGCGGTCGATTCGGCCACCGTCAAGGTCGGCGAGCTCGTCAGGAAATACCGCGAAGCGCGCGCCGAATCCGGCCGGCCGGTCAAGGAAAAGTCAAACGAGGACTACATCCTGAAGCGGCTGGAAGATGCGTTCGAAAGTGACTTTGCAGCGAAACTCACGACACAACGTACCGTCAAGTTCGCGCAGGATCGTAGGAAAGCCGGCGCCGGTGGCTATACCGTCGACATGGATATCTCGAAGCTCGGCACCGTCCTGCGCCACATGGGGTCATTGCTCGAGTTGACGCTACCCGATGCGATCGGTACGGCTCGCCCCACGCTCCACCATCTGCGTCTGATCGAAGCCGGCGGCAAGCGTGAGCGCAGACCAACACCCGAAGAAATCGAGAAAATCTTTGCGTGGTTCGCCGAGCATCCGGAGCGTCAACAGGCGATGCCGGATCTGTTGCGCGTCGCCATGCAGTGTGCGTTTCGCCGTGGTGAACTGTTCAGCCTGCGCTGGGATGATATCGACGCCGAGAATCACCTCGCGCTGGTGCGCGATCGCAAGCATCCCCGGCAAAAGGTCGGCAACAACGAGTGGATCCCGCTGATTGGCGACGCGTTCGAAGTCATCATGCGGCAACCGCGCTATCCCGTGCCGCCGGAATATGTTGAAAAGCGCAAGGCAGATCCAACGACGCCGCCCCACAGGAACGACTACATTTTCCGTTTTGACAAAGGCACGGCCAGCAAGTACTTCAAGCAGGCCTGCGACGAAAAGGGAATCGTGGATCTGCACCTGCATGATCTGCGGCATGAAGCCACCAGCGCGCTGTTCGAAGCTGGGTGGCAGATTCCAGAGGTGGCCGCCGTGACAGGGCATAAGGACTGGCGCAACCTGAAGCGGTACACCAATCTGGACCCGGCGCAGGTGGCAAAGAAGGGGAGGCTGAAACTGGTCAAGGCGGCCTGAGTTGGCCGCCTGATGTCGACCAACTCAGGCGGGCTGGTGATCTTTGAGCCAGTCGCGCAGCGCGTCATTCATCCGCGTCTGCCAGCCGTCGCCCGTCGCCTTGAACGTGTCGACGATGTCGGCATCGTACCGAACGGACAGTAGCACTTTGGGCGTCTCCAGGCGCGGTCGACCCCGGGCGCCCAGGCGCTTCATCTTTCTGAAGTCTTCGGCCGGCACCTCATAGGTGTCCGGATCGGCAGCGATGCCGCGGTTGATTGCCGCGTCTTCTTCGTCTGTCGGCATGATGATCTTAGGTTTGTTCGACATAGCTCTGCACCTCGCGCTTGTTCGCCTTTCGCATGCTGATGATGTGCATCGCGTTGCCGCGCTGTGTGAACACGACGCAGTAAAGGCGGTTACCGATGACGCCGAAGCCCACTTCACGCACTTCCTTGTAGTCGCGACGCGTATCGACGTAGGTCATCAAATCCGACCAGTCCAGCGTGGCTGCCATGCCGAGCCACACACCGTGCTTGTCTGTGTTCGATTCGTTTTTGGCAGTGTCGTAGGTGATGTCCATGCAAATAATTGTAGCTACATTTAATGTTGCGCGCAACGATTATCCGTAGCTACAGATAAATTTGCTGTTGCATCATGCCGACGCTTTCTCACGGGCCTTCCTCGACATGTCGTCGAGGTACTCGGCCACTGCGTCATAGGCCGCATAGCGCGCGGCACCTTCCTTGTACGTCGGGATTGGGAACGTCTCGGCGCTCACCTGGTTGCGGATCGTGCCCTCGGACATGGCCAGCAGCGTAGCGAGCTGACCCATGGTCAGCCGCGGACCGAATTTTTCGAGGATGTAGGCGCGGGTTAGCAGTTTCATATCAAGCTGTCCTGTTCTTCGGTTTTTCAAATATCCAGCAGCGCACCGCTTCCGGCCGGTGTTCCAGATGCTTCTCCAGGTTCCGTCGCTCGTTGATCGCGCTGCGCACAACTTTCTGATCGACGTATTTCCGTGCGCGGCTCGTCTTGAGCACACGCTTTAGGTCGACGAGCGGCGTGATGCGCAGCTTGTGCTCCTGGGCCACCTGTTCGAAGTGCCGCAAACTGATCGCGATCAGATCAGGATCGTGTGAGTGATTGAGTCGCGATGCTTCGCCGGCGTCCAGATAGTCGAACGCCTCCCAGAAGTCCTCAACCAGCGGGTGGTCGGTGCTGATCGAACGCTGTCGCTCGAGCGCCATGCTGCCCAGTTCCGCGTGCGTTGCTTCGCGCTGTTCCGCTGTAAGAGGAATGACCAGCTCCAGCGCGTCAACGAGGGCGCGCATCTGTCCATGAATCATGGCGATCCGGCCGGTCCTGATATCGGGCCTGGCGGCGAGCTCGTCCCGATATTGTGTGAACCGCTCGAAGAACTGCTCGAGCACCTGTGCCTCATTTTTTGCCGCTGTGATCGCGAAGCCGGAAAGCTGGTCGATTGGCCACTGTTCAAGTTGTCCGGCCGCTGCGCGTGTTTCGGCAGTTTGCGTGGCCCGATCCATACGCACATGCACGATCCGTTGCATCACGGCTTCACTCGCCTCGACCTTCGCGTTCTGGCTAATGACAATGGATCCACGGAACGGCGGCTCGTCGGTTTCGTTACCGGACGTCTTTGTGCCGCGAGCGCGCACGCTACGACCGTTATAGGCGGTCTTCAGCTCGTCCCAATCAAAGCCTTTCGCCTTGTTACCGTCATCGCCTCGATCGCCTTCAATCAGCACGACCGGCAGATTGCCGACCTGCGACATGTTTCGCGCACGGCCGGCCAGCGACGACTTGGACGGATCGAAACCCTCGTAGTCCAGGCGGCCGACCAGCTTCCACAGGAATTCGAGCATGGTCGTCTTGCCTGAACCGGGTTCGCCGATCAGTTCGAAGAATGGGTAGCTCTTGTGCTTCGCGCGAATCTGCTCCGCGAAAAGTGTGCCGAGCCAGAACGCGAGCGCGACGACGCCCTTGGCGCCGAACGCCTTCCACAGCGGATTGAGCCAGGCGGTACTAAAGTTGTCGGTATCAGCATTGAGGGCCAGTGATACCGAGTGATTGACGCTCTTGATACTCAGCGGCCCAATGTCAAAGTAGTCCTCGTCATTCAGCGCGTAAACCTCACCGCCTTTGATCGCTGTGTTCTGGAACACGTAGCACTCGTGCTCACTGCTATAGCCGATGAAGTCGATCGTCTTGACGCGTTTAAGGCCAATACCCCAGTGATGGACCATGAGGTGGTCGAGCTGCTGCGTTGTGCCGGTGAATACGGCGCCGGGTGCTATCGATAGAAGCCGTTTTTTGAACTCCGCGGTCGACGCCAGCTGAGTACCCGTAAAGGTGTTCTTGACGACGTCACCCTTGTCTGGCCCGTCGATATGAAAGTAGTACCAGCTCTCGTCAGTGACTTTCTTTTCCTGAAAATACAGTGCGGTCGGCACGCAATTCGCAAGCGTTGTTACCGTGCTCGCCTGTTGCACCGCGTGTTCGCGCAGTTCGTCTTCGCTTTCGAACTTCGCAGTCTTCTCGACCAGCTCGCGCGCCTTGGCGTACCTTTCGAGATCGAGCTTGAACCAGTACAACCGGCCGTGGTGGATGAACGAAAACGCGTTGTAGCCATCATGGTTGTAAATGAGACGCGCCTTATCTGTCGGCGTGTCAACCAGTAGCAGATCACCGTGATAGCGGTACTCCTTGATGTCTGCTGGGGCGAGGGCCTTGCGCTGATGCATGTCGTTCCAGTCCAGCTTGTCCCGGCCGCGTTGCGGAATCTGCGCGGCGACTGCCGTCCAGCCATCGGCGCGTGCGCGCTCAACCCATTTGCGTGTCGCTGATTGTCCGGCCTTATCGGCATCGAGTGCCCACACCAGGCGCGGGCACTTACCTGACACGACCGCCGCGCGGAGAAGTTCTAGCGCCTTCGCAGGGTAGTTGGTGCAGCTCAACGCGGAAACGGCGGTGATGCCATGATGCAGTAGCGCAATGGCGTCGAAAATCCCTTCAACGATCCAGACCTCGTCCGACCGGGTCAGGTCCGCGCCGGGGGCTTCCCACCATGTGCCGCCATACGAGCCGTTGAAGTTGGCTTTGCGTTTGCCGAACCGTTCCGGGCGATCGATGATGCGCTCCCAGTATCCGCCCGCTGGCAATGGGAAACGCACGGTCGCGCTACCGGCCTTCAATTGGCCGTTCCAGTAGCTGTCCTGTGCGTACCAGCCGCGAATCCTCTCCAAATCGAAGGCGCGTGCATCGCGCAGATATGCGTCGGCCGCCGCGTTCGGATTGGTCGGTGTTGGCTTGAACCTATCCGACCAGCTCTCAAACAGATCGCGATAGAGGTCTTTGACGTGGAACTGCGCGCCGCAGTTGTTTAGCCGCCCGCACTTAAGCACCCACGGTGCGTCGGCGTGGGCGTGCAATTCCTTCTTCTCGCACGCTGGGCATCGACCTTGCTGCAACCACGCGCCGGCGTGCTTGAAGCCGTAGTCGGCGAGCAGTCGTTGCGTGATGTCGTGATGCAGTGATGCCCTCATCGAGCAACTTCCTGTTCTTGCTGAAGGTGCCGCGCGATTCCTTCGCTGGCAGGGTTGCCGGTTGTGGCTGGGTCGAAAAGTGCACCGTCGAGTGCTGCGCTAACATGGGGGAATTCGAGAGACATTCGAGCGCTAATCGCCGCAAGCAACAAGTACAGCGATCGCAACCGTTCGTGGCTGCCTGGGCGATTGTTGAAAGGCACCTGAGCCGCGCCGCGTACGATCATGTCTGCGAGTATCGCATCGTAGTAGGCGGTGGTGCGGCGGGTTACAGGCTCGATGCGCCGTTTCAGTTCTTTGATTGATGCCATGAGTTCTATCTACGTAGGTGTTACGTGTGGCGTTTGGAGGCGGCATTCGCCTTTACCAGAGCCGTTGGGCCGCATCGCCTCTGCCTCGTGACTTGACAGACTTGCCATCAGATCGGCGACGGTAAACACCCGGAGCTGACCGTTTGCAGGGTCGCGAACGAATACAGCGAAACTCGTTGTGAGATTCATGTCGACATATGCCCGGCACGCCATCGAGTCTCGTTCGCCGCAGGCTTGCAGGGAAATGATTTCGGCGCGCTGCTTCGATATGAATGCAGTGTGGACGAGGTGCGGTGCTCAGGCCGATCTCGGTGATGAAGTGTGTGTTTGTGCCGGTATTGCCGGGCGCAACAAGTGCGGCGCGGCCGGCGTTCGTGATGGTGATGAGGGATCCAGCCATGTTAAATATCCGAAATGAGAAGGCGGCGATAGACAGCGGGTCGTGACACACCGGCGAGCGACTGGATCCCATGCATCGAGAACGTGGCTTCTGTGAGGCATAGCCGACGGTAGAGCGCGGGCCGGATGGCACCCGCGACCGGTTGCGTGCCGGTGACAGTTACGCCCTGGGTGAATGTGTAGTGCGCGCTCAGGCGTTTCGTCCTGTCGATCTCCTCGAGCACGTCACGCACCAGATCGGCCGTGATGCGCGTGCCCTCGCGACCGTGCACGGTCAGCACTACGTCGAAGGTGCCAGGCGTGCCCGGGGGCGTGAGCTCCCACCATTCGCGCAGGATCAGATCGACGCCGAACGCAGCGAGTGCGGCACGCACCGCGCCGACCGTTCCTTTCTTCTTCGCGATCGGGATGGTTCTGCGCACGCGATCGCGCTTTTCGGCTTCGCTCCAGTAGTCTTGCCACCGATCGGCGCCGAGGTGCCACGCGAGCCACGGAAGAATCGCAAGCGGGCAGGTGTCCGGATTCGTGAGGTCGCGCAACGGGACGGCGATGTCGCCCAGTCGCGCGGCGACGGTCGCTAGGTTGCGCTCGTGCGTGGTCGAGTTCGGCGGCAACAGCTCATTCATAGACACCCCCGTCGATCAGCTCAATCGAGGTGCAAAAGGGTGCCTGCTGTTTCGTGGCCGGGATGCTCGCCGGTGGCGAATCGAGGTTGACCTTCTGCACTCCCGGCGCGCGCAGCGCGGCATAGACGCCGTCGAGGGTGATCTCCATGCCGAGCCGGTGCATCTGTTCTGCATACACAGCGGCGCGCTTGTTCGCTTCGGCAAAAGCGACCTCGCGCGAGGGGCCATCAAAAAATCGCAACGTGGCGCGAATGCTGTAGCGCAGGATTTCCGCGCTATGGACAACCACGCGGTCGCCGAGCGGGCGTACGTCCTCAGGCGACAATGCTGCGTCGACGATATCCAGTAGAGCTCTGTCGGCCGTGCCGTCACCCACGCGTGAAAGAACGGTAACGACGACATTGCACGGCGTGGGGCTGATTGCCGAGGCGTCACGCACCAACCCGCTCGCATCGCGCGCGTGCTTCACATAGGCGCCTTCAGGGCCAGCTACCGAAAAGCCCTGGGGGGCGAGCTGCGTGCGTGTGCGCAGGTCGTCGTTACCTTCCCTGATCTCGGCGATATTGTTTGCGGGGTCGGCCGGCCTGATGATCTGGCGTTCGATATCGAAGAACGCCGCAAGATTGTCGAGGTCAGCATCCATCGAATAGGCAAGCATGACTGCGCGCGCGGCGTCGTTCACACGCTGACGCAGGACGATTTCCCGATACGCGTTCTCCTGCAGCAGGATCAGCATCGGTTCTGATTCCAGCTCGAGCGTCGCGGCCACGTCCTTCTGATCGACGGCCGGATACAGCGACACCAGGTGGGCTTTGCGTTCAGCCAGCAGGGTTTCGTAGTCGATGGTTTCGACGATATCGGGCACTGGCAGGCGTGACAGGTCGATCGGGGTCGTGCTCATGCGGCACCGCCGCCGGTCAGTTGCACGCGCGTGGACGTCGGCGCACCCGTCTCCGAGGTGACACCTTCAACGTCGAGAATCTGCACGCTTTGGCCTGAGTCGTTCAGCTCGGTCGTGAGTTGAACGCGCGTGACTGTTAGCCGCGGTTCCCAACGCATCAGCGCGGTCGCGCTTGCGGCGTACAGGCGCGTGCGGGTTGCGCCGTTGTTGGGAGCGTCGACGAGGTCCGGGATCTCTGAACCAAAGCTGCGCCGCTTCACGCGTGAGGCGAGTGACGTCGTCAGGATCTTTCCAATCGACTGGTAAAGGTGGTCGGCCGTCCGTGGTCGCACCTTCAACGGCGACACGAAACCATTTCGACGTGCTCGCGTGGTTCGCAGCTCCGGCGGCGCTAGCGATCGAGCCGATGCCGAGTGCGGCAGCGCCATGAGCGCCGAGTGCGCCAACGATATCGCCGTGATTCAGGACGGCACCGACAGACAGCGCGGCCGCATGGGCGTCCATCGCAAAAGCAAACGTCAGCGCCGCGACGGCGACCGACAGAAGCGACAACTTACGGTTGTGCATGTGTACTCCGGCAGGTTGAAACAGGTATGTGAGCGAGATGTTCATGTTGCTGTCTTGCCTGTGGGTACTCAATCAGTAGCGTGTGTTTTCGCTGTGGGAACAAAGGCTTACGCTGCGCGCGCGCGTGACGCGCGGGTACGCTTGCGCCATGTCAGAAACCACCGATCTAACCCGCTCAGAACTGGATCCACGCCGGGCAGCGCGTGCCCTGTATTTCCAGGGTTGGCGCGTGTCGTCTATTGCGCGCCATCTGCAGCTCAAGCGCGCGACGGTTGAGGCGTGGAAACAGCGCGACGGTTGGGACAGGACAACGCCTGTCGAACGCGTGGAGCTGACGGCAGAAATGCGCCTCTGTGCGTTGATCGCGAAGGAAAAGAAAGACCCGGTCGACTTCAAGGAAATCGATCTGCTTGGTCGGCAGATGGCGAACGTGGCTCGCGTGCGCAAGTACAACGAGACCGGGAAAGAGGCCGATCTCAACCCGAACATTGAAGCGCGCAACGCGGCGCCCAGGAAGAAGCCGACGCGCAACGATGTGAGCGAAGAGCAGAAAGAGAAAATCTTCGACGCGTTCCGCGATTCGCTGTTCGACTATCAAAAGGTCTGGTACCGAAATGGCCACCAACGCACGCGCAATCTGCTGAAGTCGCGGCAGATCGGTGCGACCTGGTATTTCGCGCGCGAGGCCTTTGTCGATGCGCTTGAAACCGGACGCAACCAGATTTTCCTTTCCGCGAGCAAATCACAGGCGCATGTTTTCAAGCAGTACATTCTCGCGTTCGCACGTGAGGCTTGCGAGATCGAGTTGACTGGCGACCCGATCGTACTGGCTAACGGTGCGACGCTTTACTTTCTCGGCACGAACGCGCGCACGGCGCAGAGCTACCACGGCAACTTCTATTTCGATGAGTACTTCTGGGTGCCGAAATTCACGGCGCTAAACAAGGTCGCATCAGGCATGGCGATGCACGACCATTGGCGCAAGACGTATTTTTCGACACCGTCGAGCATCGGTCACGAGGCCTACAAATTCTGGAGTGGGGAGCACTTCAACAAGGGTCGACCGAAAGGCGATCACATTCATCTGGACGTGACGCACAAGGCACTGGCGCTTGGCCGCGCTTGTGAGGATTTGCAGTGGCGCCAGATTGTCACGGTCGAGGATGCGGCGGCCACCGGTTGTACGCTGTTCAATCTCGACAATTTGCGGCTCGAATACAGCGCCGAGGATTACGCGAATCTGTTGATGTGCCAGTTCATCGACGACACCGCGTCAATCTTCCGGCTCGCGGATCTGCAGCGCTGCATGGTCGACTCGTGGGACGAATGGGCCAACGACTTCAAGCCGCTCGCGCTGCGGCCGTTTGGCTATATGCCGGTCTGGGTCGGTTACGACCCGGCGCTGTCGGGTGACTCAGCGGGGTGCGTAGTTATCGCGCCCCCAGTGGTGCCCGGTGGCAAATTCCGCGTGCTCGAAAAACACCAGTGGCGCGGGATGGATTTCGAGGCCCAGGCGGAGAGCATCCGCAAGATCACGCAGCAGTACAACGTCACCTACATGGCGATCGACACGACAGGCATCGGGCAGGGCGTTTATCAGCTCGTCAAACAGTTCTTTCCGACCGTGGTCGCGTTCAACTATTCGCCCGAGGTGAAAGGGCGGCTCGTGCTTAAAGGCTTGTCGGTTGTGGGAAATGCGCGTCTGCAATTCGATGCGGGATGGACCGACATGGCCCAGTCGTTCATGGCGATCAGAAAGACCGTGACGCCGAGCGGCCGACAGGTGACATATGAGGCCGGCCGTAGCGAGGAAACGGGACACGCCGACCTTGCATGGGCTGTGCTGCACGCGCTGTCAAACGAACCGCTTGAGGGCATGACGGCGCAAAACAGTGGTTTTATGGAGATTTACGCATGAGCAGAAAGCAATCGCGGAAGCTATCGAGCGCCGCCCAGCCGGCCGCGCCCGTGCCCGCAACGAGCAGGGCAGAGGCGTTCACGTTCGGCGATCCAATGCCGGTGCTCAATCGCGCTGAGATACTGGACTACTGTGAGCTGGTCACGATCAACGGATGGTATGAACCGCCTGTGAGCTGGTCAGGCCTTGCCAAGACTTTTCGCGCCGGCACGCACCACGCCTCCGCACTGTACTTCAAGCGCAATGTGCTCGCGTCGACCTTTATTCCTCACCCGAAGCTCTCGCGCGAGACATTTCGGCGCTGGGCGCTCGATTTCCTTATGTTCGGTAACAGCTACATCGAGCGGCAGAAAAACCGCCTGGGCGGCACGCTCAAATTCGAATCGGCGCCGGCGAAGTACGTGCGACGCAGGGCCGATCTGCAAAGCTATGCGATGACGGATGGGTGGCGTGTCACGCATGAATTCGCCGCCGGTTCGATCTTTCACATGATCGAACCGGACGTGAACCAGGAGGTGTACGGCTTGCCCGAATATCTCGGTGCGCTGCACTCGGCATGGCTGAACGAGTCGTCGACGCTGTTCCGCCGACGTTACTACGAGAATGGCAGTCATGCGGGCTTTATCCTGTACATGACCGACGCGGCGCAAAATCAGGATGACGTCGACACGCTCCGCACGGCGCTGAAGAACGCGAAAGGGCCGGGCAATTTCCGCAACCTGTTCATGTACGCGCCGAACGGCAAGAAGGACGGGATCCAGCTCATCCCCGTGTCCGAGGTCGCGGCGAAGGATGAGTTTTTTAACATCAAGAACATAACGCGCGATGATCTGCTGGCGGCGCATCGTGTCCCGCCTCAGTTACTCGGTATCGTGCCGAGCAATACGGGCGGGTTTGGTGCGGCCGACACCGCGGCCAAAGTGTTTGGGCGTAATGAGATTCAGCCGTTACAGGCCCAGTTTCTGGAGTTCAACGAATGGGCCGGCGATGAAATGGTGCGGTTTGTGCCGTACACGATCGACACGGTTGCAACCGCGTAGGGAGTTCGCGTTTTTGAACGCCTGCCTTAGACATTGTTGGCTCGTGGGCAAGTGTCCTGCGTACCGCCTCAATATCAGTGGTTATGTGCGAGTATTTCCTGAGCCTTTACAAGAACATAACCGGGGCGATACGTTACCTTTTCCATCTCGCGTTCTGTGCCGGACTTGTGGCTCATAATCAGTTGAATGATCGGCAGAAGGCCGCCTACGGCTGGCAAGACCTGAGAAGTCGCTACGCCGTACGCAGATACGCCGAAGCCGAGCAGCGTGTAGCTGCTCTTCCAAAAGCGGGCCGCGTGTCGTTGGATGCCGCCAAGTTCATTGCGAACTTCAACTGATTGTTGTCGTAAATCGTCGACAACTGATCTGGATGAGAGAGCGCCGTCGCCGTCCCCTGGTGTCGACAAATGCTTTGCCAGCATCTCTCGAAACATGGGTAACGCTGAGGCGGCCTCTTGGCGTAGTTGGATGATCTGAGGCGAGGTGAGGTCACTAACCCACGGCACGTTAACGCTGCGTCGTTCGTCAAGGAGACGTAACTCTGAACGATTTCGAACTGCGCCTTCCTTGTAGGCGAGCCCTGCGAGACCGATGCCCGAGTTCGAGAAAATTGCGCCGGAACCAATAACGGCCTCTCTGCCCGTCCACAAAGCGGAATGAACGGCTGAACGCACTGCGCCGTGAACAAGATCCTGTAATGAGACTAGATCGGACTTTGCGGATCCGCGCGGTAGGACATGCAGATACAAAGGCGGATCGTACAGGCTTCCCGTTTTGAAGGAGAATCCTCCAGCAGGGTGCGGTTCTAAAGAAAACTCTTCCGAATGCTCGCGCTGAAGGGTTTCCGCAATTCGATCAACTTCTTCATTGAAGTGATCTAAGCAAGCGGAGCAAGCTCTTATCCAAGGACTGCGAAATTTAACGATTCCAGCGGCCATCAATGGATAAAGCTCCAACAAGACCAACGCGTGGCCTAGTATTTCATCAAGCTTTCTGTTTGTAACTCGGCCAAACCGGCAAAATTTCTCAGTTACGAGGTCTGTCAACCATATCGTGTCGGCGATCAGGCCAATGCTGCGCGTTAGCCGTTTGGCTGCTTCTACTCTGCAACCAATTGCCTGGCATCCCTGGTCCTCGCTAAAAAGGTCTAAGCCACCGTCAAGGTAGACGGCTAGGCTGCCTGGCGCGGCGGACACTCGAGTGCGGGAGGCAGCCGACACCTCGTAGATTTCTGATTGCCGCTTGAGCTCGGGCAACATCTCCTTGAGCCGTCGCCGAGCTACATGCCAATCTTTGCTTTTCGCAAATACTTCTGAAATGAGCAACGGTATAGCGGGCGGTATGTGGTCGAGCTCTTCTATTGAGACTTCCAT